GTCGATTTTAAACATGCTAGAGGAATTTATGCTCGTGATGATGCAGCCAAGATATTTTTTGGACCTTGGTTCAAAAGTATCGAGGAAGTATTGTATAAAGAGCCTGAGTTTATAAAACATGTACCAGTTCGAGACAGACCAAAGTATATTTATGATAAGCTTTATCAGGATGGCGCGAAGTATATCGCTACAGATTATACTTCGTTTGAGGCTTTATTTACCAAGGAAATAATGGAACATTGTGAATTTGTTCTTTATGAGCACATGCTATCTGGTGTGTGCGGTGGTGAAGAAGTTTTGGGAATCATGAAAGAAGTGTTAATGGGTCAAAATTTAATATATAGTAAATTTTTAAAAGCTAAGTGTGAAGCTCGTCGCATGAGTGGGGAGATGAATACGTCGTTGGGTAATGGTTTTAGTAATCTTATGTTTATGGGTTATATTTGTGAACTGTTGGGATTAGACTGTAATGGAGTTGTTGAGGGAGATGATGGTTTGTTTAGTTTTACAGACCGTTGTCCTACGACAGATGACTTCAAAAATAGTGGTTTCATCATTAAGTTGAATGTTTTCACGGAAATTTCTAAAGCAAGTTTCTGTGGAAATCTCTTCGATGAAACAGATCTCAGGATTATTACGGATCCTTACGATATTTTGTCTAAATTCGGTTGGACAACTGCTAGATACAAGAATGCTAGAAAAGGAAAATTGTTGACGTTGTTGCGTTGCAAGGCTCTTTCGATAGCACATCAGTACCCTGGTTGTCCGATTGTTGGTAAACTTGCTCAATATGCTCTCAGAGTTTCTAGGTCACGAACACCTCAAGATATGATGAATTACTTGGAACGTCGACGCGATTGTAGTTTATGGGAAAGAGACAAATTACGTAATTCAATTGATTTTTCATTGGGTAAAACTGATGAAGAATTATACGAGGAACCTGGTGAACAGACTCGCATGTTATTTGAAGAACTGTACGACATACCTCGTTCTTCTCAAATAATGATTGAAGATTATCTCGATTCCTTAGACACATTGTGTACTTTGCAGATACCTCTCATCTCTGAGTACTGCCCC